TCACGCAGCGACTTGAAGAGGTCGCTGTTAACCAGCGGGTTGCCGCCGCCGAAAAGGGTCATTTCACTCATGTCGTTCTCCTTAGTTATCGTTGCCGAGGTCGAGTTCCAACTGCACCGGTTCTTTCGGTGCGTTGACAAGTGCCGCTGCCACGTCGGGCAGGTTGAACCTGTAGGTGTTACCCACCTTGAGGTAGGTGTGTTTCGGGATGGTGCCGTTACGCAGCCATGTACGCACAGTCGCGACCGACACGACGAAGTACTTTGCGACTTCTTCGATGGTGGCGAACGGGGTTGGGGTTTCGGTCATTACTTCTTCCTCACAGTGATGACGTACTCGCTGTCGGAGTTCAGGCCGGGCGGGAGCACGTCAGGGTTTTCTTCGAGGAACTGCTTCACGATGGTCTGATTGAGACGCTTCTCGTAGAACTGCGGAACCTCGTTTTCCAAGATGAACCTGTTCATCGAGTCCCAGTCGTTGGTCCAGTAGCGCGTCTTCATCGTCCGGTAAAACACTCCCGACGGGGTGCGAACGCTGTCGATACCCTGCGTCTTGCAGTAGTCGAGCAGCGCCGACTTTAGGGTGTTGAGCTGCATCTCCAGAACCTCATCCTTCTGCTCGAACTCGGCTTTGAGCTCGGCCCGCTTGTCGCGGATTTTGATGTAGGTCTTGGTCAACATCTCGGGGGTGAGGGCGGTGTCGCCCACAGTATCAGCAGTCATAGTGGTTCTCCTTCACTATCAGAAATTGATATCTAATGATATCCGCTACACTAGTCAAGCAATTCTTTATAAAGATCGACGACCTTAGCATGCACGTCGATCTTCTCGTCGAGCAGCTTGTAGACCCGGCGCTCCACACCCGAGCCCTGCAGCTGCACCACGGTGCATTTGTTGGTCTGCCCCTTGCGGTGCACCCGGGCGTTAGCCTGCGCATAGGTCTCGAGCGACGATGTCGGTGCCCACCAGACAACGGTATTGGCTGCCGTTAGGGTGACGCCGTGCGCTGCGGCCTGTGGCTGGATGACCAACACCCGAGGGTCGGGTTGGTTCTGAAACTGTTTGAAGATTTCAGTCCGGGCCGCAGCGTTCACCTCGCCACTGATGACTGCGTTGGTGATACCATCCTTGGCCAGCTGATCCGACAGCATCGAGATGACGTGCTTGAACGGCACGAACACCAGCACCTTGTGGGTGCTTTCGGCGATGACCTCCTTGAGGACGCTGTAGCGGTTGCCGATATCGAACTGCACTGTGTCGCCGGATTCGGTGTAGCTTGCGCCCGCCGAGATTTGCAGGAGTTTGCCCATCATCACCGCTGCGTTCACCGCCGTGATCTGCGCCCCGGCCACCTCCATGACCATCTGGTTCTTGAGGCGGTTGTAGTAGAGGTCCTGCTGCTTGGTCAGCGCCACATCCCGCTTAACGTAGAGCATGTCCGGTAGGTCGAGGCATTCTTCCTTGGTGTAGCGGATGGCAGGCTGCAAGGCCCGGTGCACAGTGCGCTCAGAGTGTTCCTTGGGCTTCCAGCGATACTGGGAGACCTTGTACATCACCATGTCCTTCCAAGCGTTGAAGAACTTAGGCACACCCGCCGGGTTGACCAGCTTCGCCAAGCCGAAAGCATCCTCGGGCCCCTGAGCCGCAGGGGTGCCCGTCATCATCCAGAGCCACGTGTCGGGCTTCACCAGCGAGTTCAGCACCTTCCAGCGTTTACTCTGGGCGTTCTTGTAGTGGCTGGCCTCGTCCACGATGATGAGGTCGTAGCCCGCAGCAGCGATATCATCCCGCACGATCTCAACGCCGTCGTAGTTGATGATGAGGAAGTCGGGCTTCCCGGCGATAATCTTCCTGCGCTTGTCCGCGGTGCCGTGAGCGATGCCCACCGTGCGGTGCATGGCAAAGGTGAACAGGTCTGCATGCCACGCACTGTCCATGATCGAGAGCGGACAGATAACCAGAGCCCGCTTGATGATGCCCTGCTTCATGAGGAAGTCCGCAGCCCAAATAGCGCTGGCCGTCTTGCCCGTCCCCGCCTCGTTGAAGCAAAACGCCTTCTGGTTCATGGTCAGGAAGGACGCCGTCGTGCGCTGGTGCGACATCGGGGCGAACTTGCCAGTCCAGCTGTAGCGGCCCTCGATGGGTGATGGCACCTTGATGTTCAGCCCGCGTAGGGTGTGCGTCTCCTGCACGCCCCAGTTCACGACGACCTCGTGTTCGCTGATGGCCTTGCTCTTCGGGATGATTGTAGTGACTTGTTTTGGATTGCGTAGCTTGAGAAGCAACGCCTTATTGTCGATAATCTGCATGTCATTCTCCGAGGTGTTAGGGTTTACCCTAACCTTTTTTCTCACCGGGCTTGTGACCGTTCCGGCTACGGTTCTTCGAGGGGCTCTCCAACTTATAGCCGTCAGCGTTGCTGCCCCCCTTGGCCAACGCCTTCTTGTGGCTCACATCCTTACCGGTGCGGTCCACGCCTTTCTTGTCTAGCGCTCGGCGGGCACGCTGCCGCTCCATGCGGTCCGGGTGCTCACCACGTTCTTTTTGTTTCTGGTATTCGTGCTTATAAGGTCTAGGCGACTTCGTGTATGGCATGGCAATCAACCCCCGTTATGGGCGCATTCTACCACAGGACAGTACTTTCGGCATAGCCCAGAAGGTCTAGGGTTCCACACGTTTGTCTCATGGGCCTTCTCCAGTGCAGCGTACTTCATCACCCACGGCTTCCACAGCACACCCTCGTCAGTCACCGAGTAGTCCTGCTTCACGATGTCGTTGGCGATGGTGAAGAGCAACGCGCCCTTCACCTTCTTGACCTGCGGGAAGTGCTTGAACACCGACAGTGCCATCAACTGTAGCTGGCCGACGTCGGCATACTTCGCACTCTTGCCCGTCTTGTAGTCCACGACGCGGGCCTTATCGCCGTCGATAATCAGCAGGTCCACGATGCCGCGGAACCACACGTTCTTATCGAAGAAGCCACACGGCTCGAGATCAGCGGTGAGGCCCATCTTGAGTTCGCAGTGCTTCTCCCCCGTCATGGCCGCAAGCCGCTCCATAGTGGCCTGCATAAACGAGAACTGCGGGGGCAGCGGCTTGTCGTCGCGGATGAACTCCTCACATGCCTTGTGGAAGTCGGTACCGTAACGGGTCGCCTCGGTCTCTTGGAACGGAAACTGCTTGAGGACGTTCACGTGGTAATACTGCTTCGGACACGTCTCAAACGCCTTCATCCGACTAAAGGACCATGCACCGGCGTTGCTCATTCGGGCCACCCCTCTACGATCCCCTGTTGCACACCCGCCAGCCTTTTTTCCGTGTCCCACTCGATGTAGGTGCACCCTTGATCTTGGTACACTAAAAGATCGGGGACAGAACAGTCGTGTTCGCACCAGAACGAGATACGGACGCCCTCTCGTTCCTCCGAGGGGTTCATGGCGGTGCCCTCTGGGATTACCCCGTCCTGCACCGTGCCATCTTTGTATATCAGTACCTGCTGCTCCAACGCATGGCCCATAATTCGGCTATGGTATACCCCAACGTCGCTCTGGTGCAGATACTGCTCTCCGCACTCCGGGCACCGTAGACAGGTCCCGTCCACTAAAGACACAGGTTGTCTACCCAAATTTCCCCTCACTCCGTCTCTCCATAATTCTTGCCGATCCCGGCCTCGCAGTCGACGGGAAGGCCCTCGGCCCATGCGGGAACCCAGCGCATACACTCTTCGACGTAGGACTTGCAGGCTTCGGCTTCTTGGTCAGGCACACAGCATACGATGCTATCGTGCACAGTCAACACAACTCTGTATTTCTTACTGATTCGCAGCATTTGCTCGCCGATGATAAGTCTCGCGAGCGCCTGTGTGACGTTCTCGACGACCTTCCCACCATAGATACGGGTGCGGCCCATGCGGGTTTTGTAAGAATACTCGGTGCCGCCCTTCTCGTTCTCAGCCTCTTCCAGCTCGTCGTAGCGGATCAGCAGCCCGTTGGGCAGCACGATGCCGGGGGCGTAGGTATCCACGCCTAGAACCCCGTCCTTGCCGAACGGCATAGCGTCACCGCGCACCATGTAGCGCAGCATACTGCCAGCCTGCTTCCACATGTTCGAGATCATGTCGTTGGTCTCTCGGTAGATGCCGATGATCTTAGCCGCCTCGCCCTTGGTGATGTCCACCCCGGAGTTCTTGAGCGCCAGCTGGAACTTCTCGCCACCCATGCCGTAGCCTGCACCCAGCACCGTGGTCTTACCCACGAACCGCTGGTCCTTGGTCACGTCAGCCTCGTCCACGTTGTAGATCGCCGAGGCCATCTTCTTGTAGACGTCCCCCTTGGACGCAAAGGTCTGCACCACGTCGTCCTGCCCAGCCAGCCACGCAAGCATACGCGCTTCGATCTGTGACGAGTCGGACTCGACGATGCTGTAGCCCTCGGGTGCAACGATGCACTTCTTGAGCGCCTTGGCGTTAGGCCCCCGACTAGGGAGGTTCTGGAGGTTGATCTTGTCGTCACCTCCCCATCGGCCAGTATGCGCAGCATAATACCGCACCGGGACGGGCAGCAGGCCACGCCCAGCGATGTCGATGAACCGCTGTGTGCGGGTCTCCTCGAGCGTAGACTTCACCCCAAGCCGCGCTGCGGCCAGCGCCTGCACCTGCGGGTCGTCATCTTCCAACAGGTCTTTCATACCCTGATCGCTCTTAGCCAGCGCGTAGGTCATGTTGCCCGTGGTGGGGCTGATCTTCATGGGGCAGGGCACCCCGAACTTACCAAGCAGTGCGGCAAACTTCGGGTTCGACATCAGGTCGGCCTTGTCCTCGACGCCAGCAGACTTGAGCAGGTCCTCCTTCATCAGCTGCGTCTTGCTGAGGTGCTCCTCGAGCCGCTCCCGGTCCAGCTCCAACGTAGGCTCAGTGAACATACGCAGGGTCAGGTCGATCAGCTTGAGCTCGGACTTCGGGAACCCACGGGACATCATGATGGTGAAGATGTCGTAGGTCAGGTCTACGTCATTGACACAGTAGCGCCCATAGGCCGACAGCTCCTCCGGCTCGAAGTCGCCACGGCGTTTACCCTTGGCGTCTAGCACCTCGGTGCCCTTCTCCCCCACCGCGTAGTTTTCGGCGAGGGCCTTGAGGCTGGCGCTCTTCTCGACGCCATGGATCGCACGGGCCATGCACAGTGTGTCGAACAGCACCTTCGGGCGGATGCCAAACCGCCACGACATGATCGCGCCGTCAAACATCATATTGTGTGCCAGCACCGCGGAGTTAGCCCAGTCATACTGGGCCAAGAACTCCTTGATCTTGCCGTGCGTCCCGGTGAACCACTCGGTCTCACCGTCATTGACCTTCACCGCCACCCCAATAACTTGGAAGCGGGGGTCACGGACATACTCCTCCGTGGTGATCTTAGACAGCGAGTAGTCCTTGTCGTAATACGTCTCGAAATCGAGCGTGATGATATCCACGTCTTACTCCTCGTCAGCCAGTGGCGTGTCGAGGTGAGCGTAGAGCACATCAACGTTCTTGGCGTAGTAGACCGCACTGGCGGTTTTCTGGTCACCCCGGGCATAGACACGGACAGACGCAACCTCGCCGTTCTGGTGCATCCGATAGAGGCGGTTGGAGACCTGCTGCATGAGGTTGGGGATAGCCGACAGCGGAGCGCTCATCGAGGCAAGCGTGTCGGCCAGCTTCTTGGACGTCCACGGGCGCTCTTCTTTCAGCAGCTTGTCAAGCAAGCCGACGAAATCGGTGGAGTGCGGCACAGGGGCGGGCGTAGCCACGGGTGCAGGTGCGGGGGCGGGAGCGTCATCATCTTCGTCCCACTCCGACACAAGAGCCTTAAAATCACGAGGCTCAGGCTGCTCAGCTACAGGGGCAGGGGGTGGCGTGTATACCGGAGGTGCATACACCAGCGCCGTGGTAGGCATCGACCTAACACTGTCGCCCACTCGGGCGACGACTTCGACGCGCACAGCGCGCCAGCGCGAGGGGTAGTGAGCCGTGTGCGGCGAGGCATAGTTATCTGTGGCCCAGACGCGAATGGCATCGCCTACGTCAAGATTGAGGCGCTCCACGTCTCGAGAGGTGACGAACACCATCTCGTTGTCCGCGGTGATGGCAAAGCCCAACCCTGCACGGGCGGTATAGTTGTAGGTGGCTTCAAGTTGTTTCAGGTCTGCAGGTGTGAAGTAGTTCATGCTCATTTCTCACTCTTTTTGGCAGCTTCGATTTGAATTTCACGGCACTCACCCGCAATGGCGGAGTAGGCAGCCGCATCAGTATAGTTGTCCGGGTGATACCCGGGTTGGAAGGATCGGGTCAGCTTTACCAATGTCATCATCCACGCGACGTCTTCGGCGTCGAGCTGCACGGTGAGGCAGCCCACCTTGGTATTAATATACGCGTTCCACATCTCCGCGCAGTCACTAAGGTTGTCGTAGGGCGGGCCGTAGGATTCGTTCCTATCCCCACCCGTCAGGTGGATCGCGGTCTCGAGGGTCTGCACCCGTGTGGGTTTGGTCTTACGCCGCTGGTTCATCTCGTCTTCCCTGAGCCCTCGGCGCAGTTCTTCTTGCTCGAACACCTCACGCGGTGTGCCGATGCGGTCGATGCAGCTCTGGGCCAGTTCGAGAGGCACTACGCAGCGGACGCATATGTCTTCGGCTTTAGCCAACGGGTTCTGTAGCAGGTAGGTCCATACCCGATGTTCGCTGGGGGAAATATTAACCATGTTTCGTCTCCATTCTATACACGCATTAGCGTTACTTATCGCTGTTTGACATAGTTTGCAAGCGCTTGTCGCGCTGCATCTTCTCAAGCGCACGCTCGATAGAGGCTTTGCTTGCCGACCAAACGGCGTTCGACTTTTTCTGCGGTGCAGCAGGCGCAGACAGCGATGCTGATGCCAGTGCTCGAGGCGAGAACGTGTCGGACAGCATTGGCGAGTACGACACCAACGGCAGTATAATACCAAACCGATCAGCCGCAGCCTCAATGGACTTGCGGTGCATCCCGTAGTGCCGAGCTGTCTGGTTAGCGTTCCACCCTTTCCGCAGCGCGGCTTCAATCATATCGACGGTGATCTTCTTGCGGCCATTCATAGGCTCTCTCCTTGATCTTGTTTATTTCCGGTAGGTTCTGCTTCACCATGTACATGATGAGGTCAAGTTGTTCTTGGGTGGCCCACATGCCACCCGGCACCCGGACATAGCCCGCCGCACGCAGTGCACGGGCACCGGGGCTAGTGTCGCTAGGTGCTCTGCTCATCAGTCGTGGTCCCTGATGATATCGTCTGCCACAAGATGCAGAACCCCAATGACAGCGGCAAGGGTGATGCGCTTATCATACTCATAGATCAGGGCCTTGATGCGGTCGCCCAGTTCCCCGGTCACGTCCTCGGCCCGCTTGCCGTCGCCCTTTAAAACGCGGATGTCAGTCATAATGACACCCCAGTTTACCGCAAATCATGCAGCGCGTTTCAAATACGATGTGACCGCGATCAGTGACATGGACTCGGCTAACCTCGTTCTTATGCAGACCAATCCGGTGCAGGAGTCT